CAATAAGTTTAAAGTCAGATGAATGGGATAAAGCTGGAAAATGGATGTGGGATAATAGAGAGTGTTATAATGGTCTTTCTGTATTACCTTATGACGGTGGTACATACACTCAAGCGCCTTTTGAGGATATAGATGAAAATGTTTTTAATAAAATGCTAAAATCATTAAACAGTATAAACCTTGAAAATGTAAGAGAAGAGACCGATGAAACTGATCTATCAGGTGAACTAGCTTGTGCCGGTGGATCTTGCGAAATAACAAGCTTATAATTTAAATTTAATATTATGCAAGAAGTAATTGGAAATTACACAAAAATGATGAGTCACTTAGAAAAAGGACTTGGTGATTTAGAAAAGTTTCAAAGTGGAAATAAATCCGCAGGAACACGGATAAGAAAGACAATGCAAGAGGTTAAGACCTTAGCACAAGATGTCAGGGTTGGTGTTCAAGAAATTAAAAACCAATAACAAAATAGGGAGCTTAACGGCTCCCTTTTTTTTAACAGTTCCATCTACGTCTAGCAGCTCTACCTCTTTCACCAGTCCAACCTTTTGATCTAGCGCAAAACGATTTTCTACGTCCTGCCGCTTTACTACCTTTTTTTAATTTAGAAGGATCAGTAGTAACAGCTGTTTTTAATTTACTACCTGGGTTTTTACGTTTGTATTCATTAACGCCTTTTTGAGTCATGCCTCCACCCGCATCTGCACCAGTACCAGTTGGGTTAGCCTTGTTAAAGTTTTTACCAGGTCCTATAGTTTTACGAGGTTCTGCAGCTTTATTAGGAGAAGCCACAGCATGCTCGGGAAAACCTTTCATTTTAAAATTCATATATTAAGGTATTAATGTTTTTAGTACTATCGTGTATGATCCCCAAATTTGTCCACTATTATTATCCATGCCAGTATCAAGGCCTATAGCAGGAAACAATAAATCTCCCTGTGCCAATGCTACATTTAAACCTTGTTGTTCAAGTTTCATAAATCTATTTTTTCTATTACCAGTTGAAGTATCGTATTTATCTATCGCTACACAAGTAGCTATAACATCAGTGTTGTTACTATCAGAAGGTTCTGCAGCTCTAAATAAACCTAAAACAGGTCTAGCAGTGTTTGGCGATGTATTGTTTGTTCTACTATTACCGTAAAAACCTTCTAACAAACAACCTTTTGGTATTACAAAAGCAGATGGTTGATCTAAATAATCTACTTCTATATAGTATTCTTGTTCATCGGGATTTTCATTTACTAACATCTCCGCTGGTGTATGACTAGCTGGTTCTGAACCATCAACACCATGTGAGTTGTTCCATTGATAATACTCAGGTCCGTTTTGACTAGGTGTTACAAAAGTTTTAGAAATATAGCTTGACACTCTAAATGAAAAAGTTAAATACTGATAACTATATCTAGCATCAACATGGGCTTTTACACCAGCAGATGTTACTACTCTTATAGAGTCTGTTCCAGCTGCAGCTTCAGATGTTGTAGCTATCTCAACACCTCCAACTGTTGTTTCGTTTGCAGATGGTAATACATATCTATTAGCACCACTAGATATACCATTTAGTTTAGTATGATCAGCGTCTGTAAACACGTTGCTATCTGATGCCGCTTCAACTGCGGTTCTAATTTCTGCATTTGTTTGATCTGCCGTGGCTCCAGTTTCAATATCATCTAATTTAGTCTTGTCTCCATTTGCAAAGGCCCCTTCTGATGGAGGTTGTTGTGCACTATCGGCTTTAGCTCCTTGAGCAGCAGTAGCATAATCTGAACTGTCAAATGCTTTAACTTGAGCTAAGTTTGTAACTTCAGTATCCATTAACGCACCCGCGGATGTAACGTTAGCAGTATCTGTAACGTCTGCGCTAGCTTCAATACCATTTAATTTAGTGTGATCAGCATCCGTAAATACATTTGAATCACTAGCAGCTTCTACTGCAGATCTAACTTCTGCATTACTTAATTGTGTATTGGTATCGGTGTAATTATCAGCGTGTATATTTTGTGCTTGTGAAGCGGTCCAATCTAATACTTGGGCTGCACTATAAGCCGCGCCAATATTAGTTTTTATTGAAGCTTTATCAGGAGAGCTAATATCAGTGCTAGCAACAATAGCAGCTATTACTTGTGCATTACTCAACTGTGTGTTAGTATCAGTTACCTCGCAAGATAAAATTATCTTTTGGTCAGATCTAGATATTGACAACCCTGTACTAGCTGAGATTGAAACTGCGTCTTGACTTCCATCGCTACCAGTTAAAATTATTCTTTTAATCTCATCTTCGTCACCATCTTCAGCGCTAACTCCGTAAGTAGTATTAGTATCTGTGTTTGTTACAGTTTCTGTTGCTGATGTTAAACCGGTAACGTGACCATAAGTATCTAATGTTATATCCTGTATATAGGTTCTACCACTATTATTAACACTAGCTTGAGAAGAAGTATCAACATGAGAGACTACAAGTCTATCTGTAGATCCAACCACAGTGCTAATTGCACCTCCATCTCCAGATATAGTCATTGTATCACCATGAGCTATAGTTTGAATACTACCAGTATCAGCTGCTAACGTAAACTCTGTTAACTGGCTAGTGTCTTCTACTTCTGCTTTCCCTATAACTTTCATTAGAAATTAAATGTAAGAGTTAGATTACCGCTACTATCACTTGACGTAGCATATAAACTGTATGTTTTTTCATCAAAAGCTATTTCGTTTTCGTCTAAAACTAAAGTTGTTTTTGAAAGCAAGTTTATTTGATCTAGAAACTTATAATATGTAGTGCCATCGTAAAGCTCTAATGTTACAGCAACAACTCCTGATCCTTTTACGTTAGCTATCAAGCAAGATCTATAACCTGCGTAAGGTAAGTCTACCAAAGTTCTACTATTATTAGTTAAATTTTGTACATAAGTATGCTTTGTTAGTATTGTTACACCAACTATACTTGGGTGAGCAAATATATTGTTATCTACGTCTGCAATGGCAATAACAGACTCAGTACCGTTTCTTACTGCATTAGATATTGATTGTATAACAGACGCGTGTTCACCTCCTTTTATTTGAAGATCTACTAAGCTTCTCCTACCATCAACGTTAAAGGTTAAAGTCAAAATATCTGGACTTTTGACCTCCATTTTTGCTAAAGATTTAGAGTTAAATACAGCTACATCGTCATGTGTTAATGACAATGGAGTTTCAAGTGCTACACCTGTTGTAAATAACAAAAATCTTTCCATTATATATACTTATACTTAGTTTTACCGTTTTCTTTATATGCTTTCAAACATCTGTTTCTATTTTTTTCTTCAGAAACATAGCTTATATGTACCCAATTAGGATTATCATCATCACCAAACTCCCATATCATTTGATCAAAGCTTAAATTGTTTTTAATATAGTAATACATGTCAGCATTACTAACAATGCCAAACGTGTCGTCTATATCTATAGCTTGACCTTTACAATGCTGTGAAGTTTTGCTCCCACCAATAGCTTTATTTAGCTCAGGTGATCTAAAAAAACTATTAATTTTTATAGGTCCACCAACCCATTCGCGTAGTGGTTCAAATAATTTTTCAGCTATCAACTTCATATTAGCAAGTTGTTCTTCGTTAGGTATATTTTCTATACCTCTACGAAGAGCGGTGTTGCTGTGTACACCTTCCTTGTCAGAAATATGTTTGCTAATCATTAGCTTATAACTAAGTAATCAACTATAGTTTCTGTAGCTACACTAGGAGTAATAGTAATATCAACACCACCATCCCAAGGAAAATACATCCAGTCACCACCGTATAATCTTCCAATAGGTTCTGCTGCTGTACCACCATCTGCTGCGTTGTTACCAAGACCAATAGTTACATACTCTGTAGGGCTTGTTCCTGCGTTACAAATATAAACTTTGTTAGCGCCTGCTGAAAATCCAGAAGCACTTACTAAATCTACATGTGTTACCGCTGTAAATGTTTTTCTAGTATACGTGCTAGTGTCTAAGCCTTTAGAGCTACCAGCTTTAGTTAACGTACTAGATTTACTTAATGTCATTGTTGCGTCTGCAATATCACTAGATAAAGAGATCGCTGATGTTACTGTTGCCATATCTTGTTATTTTTTTTATTATTCGTAAAATACTGCCCACTCGATAGGCATTTTAGTTGCTACGCTAGGTGATATATCAATATCATTATCGCTATCGTGTTGCTCGTAAGGAATTAACATCCAGTCACCAGCATATAGTTTTCCTATAGCAGCTGGGCCAATGTTTACCTGTAAAAATTCTGTTTCATCTGTAGATAAATTAGCTATATAAAGTTTAGCCGCTACGTTAGTACCGTAGTCAGTTCCATTTATAAGTAATTGATCAGCTGAAGCATCAGTATAAATCTTGTGATTTAAACCTGTAGTTTGCTCCAGATCTTCTGTACTACCAGCTTTGTGAAAAGTAGCAGTCTTTGTGATAGATAACGCGTCTCCAGTTAGGTCAGCGCTATTAATCGTGATTGTTGCTGTTGTTGCCATTTTTAATTATTTATTGTTATTATTAATTTATGCGTGATCCGTACCGAACACCATTGATTCTACTATTGTACCACTGTTACTAGTAAAAGCTTTAAAAGTTAAAGCATCTGTTAAAGGTAATAAAGCTATGTCACCACCGAATAATTTTAAAACTTCAGGATTACCCGACGTAGTACCATCATAAACCGTTATAGTATGACCTCTAGTTGTAGCTGTATTTTTGATATACAAATAAACAGAGTTAGCAGCTGCGTCAAACTCGTCTGCCGTATATAAAGTCGCCTGCCCAGATGCTGTACCTTTAGCTGTAGATGTTAGCTTAGCTCTAGCCAAACCACTTGTAACCATATCTGTAATTGTTATAGTTGTAGTGTCTGATAGTGAAAGTGCGTCTGTTATTAAATCACCTGCCGCACTAGTCAATGTGATTCCTGCTGTTACTGTTGCCATAATTTTTATTTTATAAGTATAATACTTCGATTTTTAATAAGTGTGCACCAGCTATATCTGTAAGTGCATCAAATGCTGCGTCTGTTAAGCCAGTACCAGCTTTGTAAAACACTTTTACTTTATTACTAGTGTTGTTGAAAGAACCTTGTTTAAAAGGTCCTAATAACATACTGTTTGCACCCGAAGAACCAGGTGAAGAAACAGATTTATATATATTACCTTTTGTTAAAGACCCATAAACAGGGTGTTCTACAGTTGACTTTTGGACTTGCACCTTAACAGTGTAAGTAGCAGAAGCATGTGTATTTTGAACTCTTATAAACTCTTGACCTGTGTTTACAAATTCATCTCCACCAGCTCCAGTAGCACACGTGGTCATAGAACTAGCTATACCAGACTCTGTTATTTTAGTTGCCGTTATTGTAGCCATGTTATTGTTTTATAATCTTTTTATTAATAACTATATCGTTATATATTATTTGTATGTTGTATATTCCAGGGATTAAATAGGATACATCTAAGACATTTTTATTTGTTTCAGATATGATTATATCCCCGGTTATGTTGTATACGTTAAAATCAACGTTTTTTGTAATGTATATTTTATCGCTAGAAGGATTAGGATATATATTTATATTGTCTAAACTAAATCTTGCTGGAGGTTGAGGGCCAACCCAAGTGTCTTCACAATAGTTATATGTTAACTGACATATATTATCCCATTCATTATCACAACAGTAATTATCTACAGCAATGACCCAAGCATAGCAATCATCGTTGAGCCAGTAAGGATTACCCGGACCAGTAATACAACCAGCATCATATAAGCAAAGATCAACGTCACTGATATTAGCAGATGAGTCGTAGTTATACGCTTCAGTATCCATGCAACCCACAATTGCTTCAATACACGAACCGTTATCCGTGTTAGCAAGTGAATCAAAGTTAAGAGCCAAACTATCCATACACCCATAAACATAAGGAATACAACTAAAATCCTCCGTGTTTGCTTGTGAGTTATAGTTAAGCATAGAAGGATCCGTGCAACCAAATATAAAAGGTATACAAGAACCGTTGTCAGCATTTGCTAGTGGGTTAAAATTAAACATTGTAGAATCCATACACCCAAAAACAAAAGGTTCACAATCACCGTTATCAGTGTTACATGTGTCGCAATAATTAAAAGCAGTTGGGTCTAAACATCCATATATAAAAGGTACACAGGTATCAGGTGTGTTTGCTAATGGGTTAAAGTTAAAAGCAAAAGCATCCATACATCCATACACCACAGGTAAACAACCACCATTATCTACGTTTGCGGTTGAATCGTAATTAAAAGCTAAGCTATCCATACAACCAAACACAGCTAAAGTTTGACAACTGTCTTGAACATTGTAGTCAGAGTAATAACTGTTGGTAGTGTCTGTGTGATATTCTAAATAAGCCGGGCTAGTACAACCAGGGTAGTAATAACAATCATCAGACATATTTGCTAAACTATCGTAGTTCCAAGCTAAAGTATCTAAACAACCATAAACTTTTTCAATACACTCGTTACCACAGTACGTCTGAGCCGTATATACAAAAAATGGTTGTATAAAAGGAGGTTGAACACTTATAACAGTATCTCCAAATGGGTTTATCAAAGCAAAACCACATTCAAGAGCTGTCATGCTAGCTTGTTGGTTTATAAAAAACTTAAACCTAACATCTTCTGGAGCGTTTAACGTTATAGATGTAGTTTGACTAAAACCAGACATTAATACGTGTTGAGTTGTATCGTCTTGATAAACCTCTAGCCTACTACCTACCCAACCATTACCTGCTAAATCGTAGAGAGTTAAACTAAAAGAACAACTATCAACATAATCCATAGTGTTAGCTAATGAATCATAATTAAACATTGTACTATCAGTGCAACCGTATATTTTTAAAGTAGCGCAGCTACTATCACTTACTGTGGCCGATGGATTATACTCTAAGTAATTTTCATCCATACAGCCAGGAACAGGAGGAGGTGGTGTACAAGTGTCAGATAATAAAACGTGTCCGGAATCTGTCCCAAAGTTGGCTACATCGCCATAAACTAAAGTATCTCCACATTGTATCACGTAATAAGATCCGTCATTACCTCCCCATTGACTACCAGCCATTCCATCTCCATAACTATCATAAATAGTAAACACAAACTCTCCCACAGGTAAACATACAATATGATTCTGTGGTTGGTAGTCAGGTGCGTTTGTATATGGTCCGTTAGAAAACATTGTGTTACCTAACGTGTCTTGTATATCCCAAGATGTTTCTCCACCATATTGATCTAAGTTTATTTGAACCAACGTAGGAACACAAGGTCCTGGTGGTGGTGGTGGAGGATTTGGCAAACATTGTGGTACTTGTCTAGTTTGGTATATACCATTTTGAAACGTTACTGTAGGTTTACTTATAATAGTATCCTCACAAACAGCTACGTAATAACTACCAGCCATTCCATCTCCGTAGGTATCTCTTAACAAGAAAACTACTGTTGACACGGTGTCTGGTATGTAACAAGTATCTATATAATTAGTGTTCATTTGTGTATAATGACCAGCTTGAACATCAGCTATAGTGTCACCATATAAACTATCCGCCATTAAAATCCAGTAAGTTTCTGTAGGATAGTTGTCAGTAGTTAAACTTATCGTAGTAATTTTTTGACCAAAAGATAATAAAGGTAGTAAAAGTATAAATAATATTTTTTTCATTTTAAAAGTCACTCATTATTAATTCGTCAATTGTATTTTGTATTTCTTTTCTTGTAGCTAAAAGTTTGAAGCTTAAATCAGCTTGAAACCTAGCAACTTCCTCACCGTCTTTTAGTATAATTATTGTTGGTACAACAGCTATTTTATATTTTTTTTGACAATCACCTTTACCAACGTCCATTGTTTCTTTTTTAACATCTGATAGTTTTTCAAACCACTCAACGTTATTATTTTTATTCCAGTCAGCGTTAAAATGTATTGCTTTCATTTGTCCAAACGCTAAGCTGCTCATAAAAACAAACGCCATAAGTAATATATACACTATGTAGGTTCGTTGGGTAATATATTTTTCTTCCATTTTATTGATATAGTTTATCTTCTATTTTTTCAAGAGACTTTTTTATTTCTTTCACATCTTCTTGTGTAGTCATAATTGTTTGTCTAATCATTTGATCTTTCATATCAAACTCCATACGAGTTACCTCTGGATCTGGTGGCGCTGGTAATTCTTTTGCTTCTGCAATATCTGCTTGTAAAGCAAACCACATACCAATAATTGTAGCCATACCAAAACCTATAGCTATTAACGTTTGTATACTAACTTTGAAGCTAGTGTTTTCATTTAATTCTTTTGTCATTTTATTCTGCTTTATCTTCAGGTTGTCTAGTCATCATGTTTCCAAGGTTTGTGTTTGCTCTTGGTCCAAATCCAGTTCTCTTTACTGGCATGTTTTCTCCTTTGTCTAAGTCAACATTTTTATCGTTAGGTCTAAGATCTTTTAGTTTTGTTTTTTCGTCCTTCATAGCAAAAGCTTTTAAAGGTGCGTTTCTCATTTTCATATTAAAATATTATGTAATTAATACCTAGTTTAAAATCATACCACTCTCTATTCCAATACTTATTGTACTTACCTTCTACAAAAGTACCCAAGTGTTTATTTAGTTTATAACCAAATATTAACCCGCCAGAGTAATCGTACCATTGCTCATTGTTGTTATACTCGTGATAAGAATATTCACCTCCATCATCATAATGCCAAGGCATTAAATTCGCCCAACTATGAAGCCAAACATTTTTTTTATAATAATAATAATCAAAACCTACAACTATTGATTGCAGCATTTTATTGTCTAATTCTTCTCTTTTTCTTTCTGTATAATTATACAACATCTCTGGTACAACAACCTCTTCCCAAACCTCAACGCTGTTTGCTACTACAGTCCCGTTAGGATCTGTGTAAACATCATTGTATACATCTATATTGTATCCTTCTTGAATAGCTAGGTAAGTATAATGTATATCTCCATTGTCTAACAACCACTCTTCTAATGGATCATAACCATAAGGCTCAGACAATCTTTGAGCAACACCTATGTTTAATGATAGTTTACCTAAGTTATATCTGTATCTTTGTGATGTTTCTACATATTTTATATCTGCAAAACCATCTTCTAAGTATTCTCCTTTAAGTATATATTTATCTCCAACATATCTAATAAAGTGATGTTGATCTAAATACTCAACACCCTCTTGTCTTTTCATATCTACTTCAAACAAAAACTCTAACCCTTTAACTTTACCAACGTTAGCACCGTCGGACCAAGACTCTTCAGTTCCATCGTAAAAGGTTTGTGCTCTGTTCTCGTAACCAAATCTAGCTATTTTACGTATACCTAAAGCTAGGTTGTAATCGTAAGGAGTTTGTACTGTCGATGTTTGTAACCCGTCTTTTACAGAAAATACATCTACATCAGATATAGACGTATTACCAGTTGCTGCGGCGTAGAAAGTAGAGTACTTAAACAGCTTGCTAACCTGCGCGCAACACTCTTTTGGTGCAGAACATGCTTTAATTATAAGTAGTAAAATTATTAACTTTTTCATCATATATGTAAAATCACTTGTTTTCTTGTTTTTTTAATCGTGGTAGTAACACTTTCCGCTAGTAGCACTTGTTTGCATTTTACATCTTTTACCATTTGACTTTACGTGAGAGCATTGAGTTTTCTTACCATCTTTTCTTTGTTCTACTTTTTGATGTACTGTACAATAACTACCACCATCAACAACTTTGTTACTACAACGTTTACCACTTTTGTTTACAGCAGCGCATGTAACTTCTTTACCTTCTTCTTTTTCTTTCTTCTGTATTTCTTTATTTTGCTCTTCAACTACAGCTTCTTTTTTCTCTTCTTCTATTTTCTTTTCAGCCTTCTTAATCTTCTGTTTTTCTTTTCTAGCAGCTGATTTTTCATCTCTTATTTCTTGTTTAATACCTTCAATCTTTTCTGATCTAGGTATCTGTACATCCCATCTGTTCCAACCTAACATTAAAGCTACACGTTGCCAAGCTTCATTTTCGTTATTAGCAGCCTCTCTAACATTCATAACCTTATTATGTAAACGAGCTAAAGGCACGTTTGTTAAAGCCTCAGTTGTATTACCAACAGCGCTCCACACTGGATTATCAATATCAAAGGTTTTCATTCTTTTTATAACCTCTCGATTATAGTTCATTGTTTTTTGCGCGCTAACTAGTTTTCTAGCTTTAATACCTATTGGTGGAGAAACATTTAAAGCTTCAACTAATAACGGGCTAGTATCTTTACCCCATTTTTTACCAGATTGTTCAGCGTATTTTATGGCCATGTTTTTTATTGTAGAAACCACAGCTCCACCAACACCAGAACCTCTTAGTATACCATCAATCATACTATTAGCTATTCTATCTTTTCTTTGTGCAAAGAACTCATCTTCTTCGTCATCGTCATCACCGAACATCATACCAAATAAAGCAGACTGTAAGCCATAGAATATTAAGTTTTGTACAGCTCCATAATATATTATTTTTGATATGTGTGTTTTAGCATCTCCTCTACCGTTTATTAAATCTAAACCAGCTTTTTTAATTAACCTAGCGTATTGTGACGGTGTATTTTGAAAAGCTAATATCATACGACCAAGTACAGAAGCTTGTTGTTGTGAAATCATATCAGGTCTAGCAGACTGTTGTGTAGCTTCAGATACTTCTGAAAAATCAGTCCAAGCTTTTTGTTCAGCTTCTTGTTGTGTTAAACCTTCTTTTAGATAAGTGTTTATTCTATTTCTATAAAAAGTTGCACCACCAGATGATATTGCAAAACTATCAGCTATCTGTGTAGGCAAAAACCCTTTTGTTAACAACCAACTTATAGCAGCTCTAGCGGGGCTTTTTGATCTATCTAAATAATTAGCTAACTCATTTGCATTTATATCATTTTGTAAACCACCTCGTCTTTGCTTTAAAGTATCAGAGTTAAATATAAAAGAAAAATCTTTCCAATATTGTTTTTGATTAGCAAATGCAGCTGCAGCTTTAAACGGGTTGTTATCTGACCAGTTTATAAAGTTAACTGTAGACAACGTTTGTAGTACAGCGGATCTTGCGTTAAAGAACATCGTAGCACCAATAGAACCGTTTAAAAAGTCCATAAACTGATTAACTATTCTGTTTTTACCAAAATTTCTATTAGTACCTGTTTTTGTTCTATATAATATGTCTTCTAAAGCTTCTCTAAAATTAGAGCCATATATAGCTTCTATCTTGTTCATGTTTTCTGGTGAGAATACTATTTCTGAGTTTTCTATAAACTCTTGAAAGTATTGTTCTCTACCAACTTTACCTGTAGCTTTTTCTAAGTCGTTTCTTATATCTTCAGTTAACCAGTACTGACCAGGCGCAACGTAAAAATCTTGTTTTGATATAATATCTAACGAATCAGCAAAACCTTGTATTGAGCTATCATTGTTAACATAACCAACTAAATTTTTTCTATCTGTCATAGATAAACCTGGTATTTCATAACCATGCTTGTCCCACAAATAAACTCTTACAGCATCACCATAAGTAAAATCTCCATCAGGTGTTTTTGTTATTAACATTTTTCTAACTAATGGAAAATCTTTTTTAAGTTTAGCATAATCAGTAGCTATACTTTGTTTAGCAGCATTTAACTCTGTGTAAGCTCTGTTTAAAGGTTTTATTAAAGCTTGCTCAAACCATTTCATTTGCTGCTCACCTTTCTCTCCTTTTGTTAAGAAGTGGTAGTATAAACCTGTAAGATCTTCGTGTGAAGGTGGTATAAATATTTTAAACTTACCTTTTTTAGCACCACGTTTTCTAGCTTTAGCTGTTGAGAATATTTTCTCTGCAGGCATACCAGCTGTTTCTTCTAGTATATTGTTAAAATCTGAGCTTAAGTTTTTACTAAACTGTAATTTAGCTTGAACAGAACTACCTTTAATATCTAACTGATCCATTATATCTGCGACAGCTTTTACGTTAGGTAAAGCATCGTCAACAAAATATATGTCATTGTATCCTTCCGCATACTTATTAGCTATCCACATAGCTTTAGCCTCACCAGTACTGTTACCTAAACCAGTAATATTTTCTATAGGCATATCTATACCCTGTGTTTTTAACCAACCTTGTATTGCAGGCGCAGCTTCAGCTGGTCTAGCTGTAAGTATATAGTTATTTTCTATCCCGTATTTTTTAATTCTGTTTCTAAATTTTTGCATCAACGGTCCTTCAACACCACCTTTTACGTTTACAAAATCACTAAAATCAAAATTGTAACCTTGTTGAGCTAGTTGAGGTCCTTGTAGAGGCCAATTACCAGAACTAATTTCTATAGTTTCACTTCCTTTTGTAGCTATAATAGTGTTTTCACCTTTGTCTATTAACGTTTCGTCAAAGTCAAAAGCAGACATACCTTTAGATTCTGTGTTAGCATTTATGTTTCTTTTATTCTCTAATGCTTTACTAAACATCATACCAGGACCAAAAGTTTCTACAAGCTCAACACCAGCCTTACCTATCGTAGACTTCATATCGTCATACAACGTTCTGTTTAAGTTGTCTGTTCTATATATGCTTTTTGCAGCGTCAACATTTTTAGCTAATCTAAATATTCCTGATTCATTAACTCTACCAGTAGCATCGTCAACCATATTGAATAAATGTAAAAACCCATATATACCTTTGTAGTTTTGTAAGTTTTCTCTACCAGACTTTCTCCATTTATTATTTATAATTAACAATGCAGACTCTTTAGATTGTTGGCTACTTGATTTTAAGTGTTCAAATTTAATAGTACCAGTTTCTCCTTCTTGTGGTAAATATATGTAACCACTAGGTGCCATTATTCTTTCACCTGTAGTACCTATATTAGCATTTGCTTTTTTAAGCTTTAGTATAAAAT